AAAATTTTTAACAGTAGTAGAAGCAAACCTAGTATCTAAAGATGACTTAATAAAAATAACAGAAGGAATAGATCAAAAAATTTATGAAGGAATTGATGGAGATTTAGTAGATGGTCCACCATGTCTAGCAGAAATATCTAAAGTTTCTAAAAGAGAAGGATTTGATGGCAAAGATAGGTTTATGTATAACTATCATGTCTTTGCAAAAATGAAATTTCCAGATGGCTGGGAACAAAAAGTTAAGAATGCTCCAGTTAAATTTTTTGAAGAGCGACATGCAAATGCATGGGATGATAGAATACTAGGGGCTAAATTAAAATCCTGGAAGAGATCAGATAAAGGATATACCTGTACTCAAAGTCCTCTGGCTGACTTTTGTAAGAAAGGTATTTGTGTTAAGAAAAGATTTGGGGTGTTAGCAGGATCAAAAGGGTCCTACCCTATACTGACTAACTTAAGAAAGATAGAAATTTTTGAAGAACCTGAATATGAATTTGATGTAACTAAGCCAGATGGAATTGCAACAGCAACAGTACATTGTAAATCAATTGAACATTTAAATGACCAACGTAAACGTAGAAATGCCATAGCAAAGGCAGCTGGATTTTTACCACCACTTATTAAAGGGGATGAAGAACAAACAGTAATGGATGAATTATATAAAACACAGAAAGCAGTACAACCACCTATAGGGACTTCTCCTAAAGAAAAATTACATGATGTATTGCATGCTAAAATAAATGGACCGAGAGCAACCAACGATGCAGCATTTAAATCTGGCTCAGTATTAATAGAAGGAGAGTATGCCTTTTTTAAATTTGATAAATTTTATGAGAGATTAAAATCTAAAGACTGGAAATATAAGGAAGAAAAAACAGGAAGGATTATGGAAAATTCTTATAGAGAATGTGACATACAATTCCTGGAACAAAAAAGATTTCCTACAAAAGAAAAAGGTCAATACAACGCTTCAGTTAAAAACGTAATTCAAATTAATATTAAGTCCTTTGAAGAAGTACCAATATACCACACCAAAATAAAACATAAGACGGAGATAATGTGATTAGTAGAAAAATATACGGGCCTCCGGGAACAGGGAAAACAACTAAACTTATTAAATATGTTAAGACATTTTATAAACTGGGTACTCCTTTGGATAAGATTGGCTATTTTGCATTTACAACTAAAGCTGCCAACGAAGCTATTGATAGAATGCTAGATGCATACAAACATCTACAAAGAAAAGATTTAAAATATTTTAGGACCTTACATTCACTTGCTTTTAATAGATTAGGTATGAAAAAATCTGAAGTAATGCAGGACGAACACTACGAAGATATAGGAAGACAGGTTGGAATAGAGGTTACAGTTTATTCTGATGGGAAAGAATCGACAGGCTTTGTAGATTCAGATAGTGAATATTTTAATTTAATTAATGCTGCTAGAATAAAAGAAATATCTATCGACGCCGAATACAATACTGGCATGTATTCCTATGAGTTAGAAAAAAATTTATTACATATTCTAGGTGGCGAATTAGATAACTATAAAGAATCTTTTAAATTAAAAGATTTTACCGATATGATCGAAGCATTTAATGTGTCCAAATTGTGTCCAAAATATGACGTGGTTTTTATTGATGAGGCCCAGGATTTATCCCCAATACAGTGGAAAATGGTAGATATTTTGCGGGAAAATTCCAAGTATGTTATACTAGCAGGCGACGATGATCAAGCTATTTATGGCTGGGCAGGCGCAGATGTTAAAAAATTTCAAGATATTCCTGCTCAAAAAGACATAGTTTTGCCATATTCTCACAGGGTTCCTATTCAGGTACAAACTTTAGCGGATAAAATTCTAAATAGAATTCCAAATGATCGAAGAGTTAAGAAAAATTGGCAGGCCAAAGATGATCAAGGATTTGTAGACTACATTACTGCAATTGATGATGCACCTTTATACAAGGATGACTGGTTGGTGTTAGCACGAACTAATGACAGACTAGAAAAACTTAAACCAATTTTAAAAGACATGGGAATTTATTTTCAATTTAAAGGCAGAAAAAGTTTTAAATCTACCTTGTTTAGAAGCATTCTAAACTACACTAGATGGCAAAATAAAGGAGATCAACTATCCTTGAGTGAAATTAAAGATGTATTAAGTTATACTGGACCTAATTTAAATCCTTATCCCACGGAAGAAAGATTATATGATTTAACAGAATATGGATTTAGTAATACTCAAAGATGGTTTGATGTTTTTAAAGTAGACCCAGAAGAATGTTTATATATTAGAGAATTATTAAGGAATGAAGAAGAACTTCATAAAGATGCAAGAGTTCAACTATCTACTATACATTCTGCAAAAGGAGGAGAGGCATCAAATGTTTTACTTATTTTAGATAATACTAAAACTATTCGAAATGCTACAGAAAAAAGTCAAGCAAAAGAAGACGAAGAAAATAGGGTCTGGTATGTAGGTGTAACCAGAGCTTCACAAAAACTATATATTATGGCAGCTAAAAAGGAGGCACATGGATATGATATTGAAAGTTTGGGGTAAAAGAATATGAAAAACCCTTGGTCAGAAGAAGCAAGAAAAAGAGCGCGAAAAAAATGGAGACAAAGTCCTAAAGGTAAAGCATGGGACAAAGCTTACAATCAAAGGCCAGAAGTTAAAGCAAGAAGAAAAGAATATAATATTCAAAGAATAATTAAGGAGTCTAACAATGACATCAAAAGTTTGGGATAAACAACACGGCGGATCACATTATCAAAATTTTAAAATTCAGCCCAGTAAATTTGTGGTTGAGAATGAGTTGCTCTTTCCGGAAGGATGTGCTATAAAATATATCTGTCGCCACAGACTGAAAGGAAAAAGGGAAGATATATTGAAGGCTATACACTTTTTAGAAATGATTATCGAAAGGGACTACAGTGAAAATTCCTAAGTTCGAAGCACAAACTGAATGGGTTAAACCTACAGAATTTCCAGACCTAAGACAAGTAGATGAAATAGCAATAGATTTAGAAACAAAAGATCCAGACTTAATTAAAAAAGGATCTGGTTCGGTTATTGGTAATGGTGATGTAATTGGTATTGCTGTTGCAACTAAACACTACAAAGGATACTTTCCTATTGGTCACGAAGGTGGTGGTAACATGGACCGACAAAGAGTATTAGGTTGGCTTAAAGATATACTAGAATCTCCATCCACAAAAATTTTTCACAATGCAATGTACGATGTATGCTGGCTACGTGCGTTAGGATTTAAAATAAATGGCGATATTGTTTGTACAATGATTGCTGCAGCAATTACAGATGAGAATAGATTTCGTTATGATCTTAATAGTTTATCGTGGCACTACTTAGGATATGGTAAGAATGAGGCTGCACTAGCAGAAGCCGCAGAAGAATGGGGTATAGACCCTAAAGCAGAGATGTATAAGCTACCTGCTATGCATGTTGGATCTTATGCAGAAAGAGATGCTGAAGTTACATTTGGCTTATGGCAGGAGATGAAGAAAGAGATTATTAGCCAGGATTTAGAGGACATATTTGACCTTGAAACAGAGCTGTTTCCATGCCTGGTCGACATGAGATTTAAAGGTGTCCGGGTAGATGTAGACAAAGCTCATGCAATGAAAACAGAATTTAAAAAAGCAGAACACGAATTATTAAATAAAATAAAAGGAGAAACAAATATTGATACACAAATATGGGCTGCAAGATCTATTGCAAATGTATTTGATGTATTAAGATTAGAGTATCCACGCACAGAAAAAACAGAAGCACCATCATTTACTAAAAATTTTTTACAGGAACATAAACATCCTGTTGTTAACATGATTGCCAAGGCAAGAGAAATTAATAAAGCTCATACAACTTTTATAGATTCTATTCTTAGATACGAGCACAAGGGTAGAATACATGCTGAGATAAACCAACTCAGATCACAAACCGGGGGCACGGTAACTGGTAGGTTTTCCTACCAGAATCCAAACCTCCAGCAAATTCCTGCACGAAACAAGGATCTGGGACCTAAGATTAGATCATTATTTATTCCTGAAGAAGGTTGTAAGTGGGGAGTCTTTGACTACTCACAACAAGAACCAAGATTAGTA